GCCAGATGTATGATGAGGTAGCCAAGATAGAAAAAGTCCGTGTACCGCCTGCAGAGCCGAAACCGACGCAAAGCATACAGTATGTGGAAAAGGCAATTAGAAGTACGCTTGAAAGGGCTCCGAGTACAGTACCGAGTACAGTCAGCGAACTGGTCAAAAGGACCGGCGAAGAAACTACACTGAGGAATGCAAAGAGAGACGGCGCATATTTTGCCTGGATACCAAGCGGAGATGCTTGTCCGTTCTGCATCATGCTGGCGTCAAATGGTTGGAGACGAGCATCGAAGAAGACGATAAACGGTGATCATGCTGAGCACATTCACACAAATTGCAAATGTGCATTTATGATCAGCTTCAACGGTCCGGGGCAAATTGAAGGCTATGATCCAAACGAATATCTGGACATGTATAACAATGCCGAAGGCGATACATGGCAGGATAAAATCAATTCAATGCGCAGGGCTGAATATGCTGCAAACAAAGACTTTATCAATGCACAGAAAAGGGCAGCGTATGCGAAACTTATAGAGAAAGACAATAAGTTTGTAATCGCATCGCATTCAAACGAATATCGAGACTATTTAGATTCATTAAGAAGTGATAAAACAAAACTTATAAGACGACAAAAACGGCTATTGGAAAGAGTACAGGAACCATACAAGTGGATTGAAGTAAAAGCAAAGAATTTGCATACGAGAGACTTGGCGGCATTGACAGCGGTAACGGGAGATGAATTTGCAATCTTCAGTAAAGGGAATAGGAAAATACTTCTTCGGGGATATGGGTCGAAGTGGGACATACCAAAAGAATTAGAAAATACCTTGAAAGAAGGAAAGTGGGAATGGACAAGTCATTCCCATCCGGTGATATCTATGCCAGTTTCATCGCCAGAGGACAGGATAACTCTAAGAAGATTATTTACTTGGCAAAAGAAGAGTGTTATAATCAACTTGAAAGGAGAAACCATTGAATTTTCTGGAAGTGAGCAGGAATGGTTTAATAAGATTCTAGGAGTTAAGTAATATGGTTACAGCACAAGAGGCAAAGGTAATAGCTGGCAAGATGCTCGTTGAAAAATACGGGGCTGATTTTGTGCTGTCCAATAAGGACAGACTAGGAACAGGTGTGGAATACACAAAGGATGCAATTAATGTGTATTTTGACTTGTCAGAAAAGCCGATCGATTACTATCCAGACTTATTCCACACAGATGAGAAAGAACATTTTCCTGAAATCTTTTTTGCAGTTGCGGTTAATATTGAAAATGCAATGCCAACTAATTTGGATATAAACTAAAGGATGGAACCAATGACAACAGAAGAGCCTACGGGCTCTTTTTTAGTGGGAGGGAAAATGGATAAGGACACAAAGGCAATCGTAAAGGCTATAGAGGAATTGACGAAGGAGCTGAAGCGGATCCGCAAGCTCATGATATCGTGGGACGAGATCCCACCGGTGGATGAAGCAGATCCGGACAAGTACATAGTATAAGTTAGCACCCTTGAGGTACACCAAAAGTGCCCAATCAGGTGCTTTTTTATTGGAGGAAACATGAAATACAACATCATGTGCGGCGGATCCTACGAACACTGGCCAGAGCCTAAGCAATTGACCAGGATCAACGGAGAGCCGATTATAGAGAGGACCATCAGACTGCTGAGGGAGAATGGCGTGGAAGACATCGCCATAAGCTCGAACAATGATGTGTTCAAGCAGTTTGGCGTTCCGGTACTGAAACATAATAACAGTTTTCATGTGGACAGGTGGGGAATCGTTGGATTCTGGTGCGATGCATTTTACCCGACAGAAGAACCGGTATGCTATGTCTTCGGGGACGTTATATTCTCGCCGGAAGCGATAAAGACGATCGTTGAGACCGAAACGACACGGATCCAGCTCTTTGCCTCGGCGCCGCCTTTTGCTCCTGAATATCCAAAGCCATGGGCCGAGCCGTTCGCATTGAAAGTCGGAAACACAGATCTTCTGAAGAGCGCGATCCATTCACTGAAATACTGGAATGATCGGGGAGTATATAAAAGACATCCAATCGTTTGGGAACTATGGACGCTCATATGCGGGCAAGAGTTCAACACGATCGACTATAACAGTTACGTAGCGATCAACGATTACACTTGCGATATCGACAGCCCGGATGAAGCGGCTATGATAGAGAGCATAATACCATAAAGTCAAGTTAGCACCTTAACGGGTGCTTTTTTATTGCCAACGCGTGGCTAAACGCGGATCAACTCATACATCAGGAGGTAAAACGATGGAAAAAACTGAAAACAACATTCAGGAAACAACAAAAACGGAAGAGAAGACCTTCACGCAGGCGGAACTCAACGCCGTCGTGCAGAAGCGTGTCGGGGAACTGACAGCCAAGTACGAGAATTATGAGGAGCTGAAGGCCAAGGCTCAGAAGTTTGACGCACTCGAAGAAGAATCGAAGACCGAGCTGCAAAAAGCCACAGAGAAAGCGGACGCGCTGCAAAAGGAACTGGACGGAATGAAAAAGGCAGACAAGATCAGAACGATTCGCGAGAGCGTATCAAAAGAAAAAGGTGTGCCGGCAGGTCTGCTCACCGCCGAGACGCAGGAAGCTTGCGAGAAGCAGGCAGATGACATCATTGCATTTGCAAAGCCAAGCGCATATCCGGTCGTCAAGGATCAGGGCGAAGTGAATCCGCCCGGCACAGGAGGAAGTACCCGTGATCAGTTCGCTGAATGGGTACAGGAAAGCTTACAAGCAGGAGGAAAATAAACATGCCAGGTATTTCAACTAACAGAACAAACATTACACTGCCAGGCGAGATCTCCGCTGAGATCATTCAGAAGACGCAGGAGGAATCTGCAGTCATGAAACTGGCGCGCCAGATCACACTTCCGGGAAACGGTCTGACCATTCCTATGATCACATCTGATCCGGAGGCTAACTGGGTAGCAGAAACGGATTCCAAGCCGGTATCCAACCCGGGACTCAGCCAGAAGGTCATGAAGGGCTACAAGCTGGCAGTCATCGTACCATTCTCAGATGAGTTCGCAAGAGACTATAAGGCTCTCTATGATGAGCTCGTTAACAGACTCCCGGGCGCACTCGGCAAGAAGTTCGACGCTACAGTATTCAACGGAACGACTCCGGGAACAGGCTTCGACGTGCTGACCGGATGTACGGCTCAGTCCATCGATGTTAACGCAAGCGGTGAAGGCGGATTCTATAAGGCTCTGGTAGCAGCTGACGTTGACATCGCAGCTCACGGCGGAGATATCAACGGATTCGCAATGTCACCGCAGGCAAGGGGTGAGATGCTTTCTGCCCTGGATAATGACGGCCGTCCGCTCTTCATCAACAACGTGGCTGAGGGAGCTATCCCGAGACTGATTGGTCAGCCTGTAGAGTATTCAAGAGGTCTGTATGGCGCAGGCAACGCTTCAGGAAGCGGCACAGCAGCGAAGCCGGACACGATCGGTTTTGCAGGCGACTGGACAAAGGCCCTGTACGGAACAGTTGAGGGCGTCAAGATCGACATCTCCAATCAGGCAACACTGACCATCGGAACAGGACAGGTCAACCTGTGGCAGCACAACATGTTTGCAGTCAAGGCAGAGATCGAAGTCGGTTTCGTAGCAGTAACTGATTGCTTCAACAAGATCGTTAGAACTCACACTGCATAGGTGACATATGAAAATACTGATAGCCGTGCCTACATTTGAAACGATTGAGCCCGAAGTGTTCAAATCGATATACAACCTGAAGTCAGAACATGAACTGTTCTTTGATTTTTGCAAAGGATATGACTGCGCGGTGGCAAGAAACGAGATCGGAAAGAAAGCGCAGGCTGGAGGGTATGACTATGTGCTCATGGTAGATAGTGATACGCAGATCCCGCCGGATACGCTTGATCTGATGCTTGATCCGCCTGCTGATGTTGTTCTGGGAGTATGTCCAAGGAAAAACACAAAAGATGGCAAGACGGCGATAGTCAAACTGAACTCTCCGTCATATCATGACAATTACTATTACCATGATCTGCCGAAAGCGCGGACGAAGGTAAAAGGCGGAGGCTTTGCGTGCGCGCTGGTCAAGACGAGCGTGTTTACACTGCTCGACTATCCATGGTTCCAGTATGTGACGAATGAGGACTGGTCAACGCTGAGCGAAGATTATTACTTTTGTCAGCTTGCCGGAATGTTCGGAGTCGACATATGGATGGAACCGCGTGTCAGATGCGGGCACCTGGCAAGGTATTATCAGTATGAGTAGGAGGAAGACATGATCAGATTCATTAACAGACTAACCGGAGGCGAAATGTGGGTGGCGGAAGATCGTATTGAAGAATACAAGGCGGCAGGGCACAGACTTGCCGCCATTTCGGATAAGAAACCCGCAGCGAAAAAGCCGAAGGCGACAAAGAAATAAGGCGGTGATCGCATGAGTTATGCAGCAGTAGAAGACATTCAAAAGAGAATGATGAAGACGCTAAGCGAAGACGAGATGGAAATATGCAGCGTATTGCTGGAAGATGCAGCGGTCATGATCGACGCATATAACCCTGATGCTGATGCAGACATCAAAGCGCTCGTATCGTGCAAGATGGTCCTGCGTGCCGTGAGTGACCTGGACGGATCCGCAGGGATCCCGATCGGAGCTCAGCAGGGCAGTATGTCTGCGCTGGGATATTCGCAGAGCTGGACCCTGGGAAACGGAAGCACAGGAGAACTGTACATTTCGAAGGCGGAAAAGAAGCTTCTCGGATACGGCAACAAAATCGGATCATACAGCCCGGCGCAGGAATATGTACCGGAGGTGCAGGCATGAAAGGTATCACAGTAAAGCTTTATGAGGAGACCGTCACAGGGCATAACAGTATAGGCGAGCCTATTATTACGGAAACACCGGTAGACGTAGAAAACGTTTTGGTCGCGCCTACATCATCAGATGATCTTGTAAGCGAACAGAACCTGTATGGAAAAACCTCTGTTTATACACTGGCGATTCCAAAAGGAGACAGTCACGACTGGAAAAACAAGAAGGTCGAGTTCTTTGGAGAATCGTTCAGGACATTCGATGATCCTGTAAGCGGCATCGATGCGCTGATCCCGCTCGGATGGAACACAAAGGTGAAGGTGGAACGATATGAGTAATATCAAGTTCGAATTAAATCAGGCAGGTGTCAGAGAACTGCTGAGAAGCCGGGAGGTTGAAAACGTGTGTATGGAACACGCAAGACGGGTGCAAAGCCGTGCGGGAGAACATTACACTGCCGAAGCGCGCCATTACCAGAGACGAACCGGAGCAGCCGTTTATCCAAATGATGCAGCCGGATACACCGACAATTTGAAAAACAACACATTATTGAGGTCATTGAAATGAGCATTGAAGTAATAATCAGGGAGTTTTTAAGTGAAGAGCTCGAATGCCCAGTATGGCTGGAGATCCCAAAAGGGCAGACGATACCGCAGGAATATGTACTGGTGGATCAGACCGGAGGAGATCAGAGCGAACATATCAATTCCGCTTTGGTAGCCGTGCAGTCATACTCGGCCACAAGGCTCGGCGCAATCACTCTCAATGAAGCGGTTAAGGACGTCATGACGAGCGGATTGAAAGAACTGCCGCAGATCTGCAGAGTCGAACTCAACAGCGATCATAATTTCACAGACACACAGACCAAAGAACATCGTTATCAGTCTGTGTTTGATATCACGTATTAC